GTTGGAGCTGGAGCCCGAGCCCGTCGTCTTTGAAGCCATGAAGACTGGGGTATACCCCGCCAGGAAATCTCCCCCTGGTTGGGTATACCCTCCCTGGATGTCACCGATGCGCCCGATCCAGGTAGGGTATACCCCACCTGGGACATCGCCGGTTACCCCGTCCGGGGTAAACCAGATAGACGGACGCACAACGTTGGAGCTGAAGCCCATCATGCGAGACCGCCTGCGCGGGCCGCCTGCGATCCCGCCGATGCGGGTGTGCGCGACCCTCGATGGGGTAAACCCTTTCCGGGGTAAACCCGAAACCCTAACGCACAACGTTGGAGCCTGACCCAAGCAATCCCAATCGCCGGTACAAGCGCGCCCGCCCCCGAAAACCACCGCCCCCTGCGTAACCCGAAAAACCCCCGAAAACCATTTTGGTAGCGTGGTAGCGTATTTTCTGACCCTTATATTATACAATACATTTACCCTCTATTTTTCCCCTCTTATATTATTATTACTTACTTACATACTAACTAAAGAAAAATGATACCATGCTACCAAACAAGCAAATAAGCCCCATATTTTAAGCCTTATTTTGTGGCAGCGTACCCTACCACAACGCTCCCAACACGCTACCAAAACACCCCTTATCCCTAATAAGAGTTGACAGCCCCCAACAGGTTCTATTAACTTTACCCCCAAATGGTAGCGCGAAAAATCACCTGTGGTAGCATAAAGGAACCAAACAAAATGCCCAAGACACCCCCCAAACTGAACACCGCGACCTTCGTCCTCGAAGAAGCCCAGATCGAAGCCCTGCGCGGCGTGGCCCAAGCCCTCGATATGTCTGCCTCGAAACTTGTCCGCACCCTCGTCGGGAGCTACCTCGGTGACGCCACCCAGATTGAAAACTTCGCCGAAGACATCCTGAACCCCACCTCCAACTCAAGAGACTATGCCGCCGCCACCGAACACGCCCGCAACGAACTTCACTTCCCCGGCTGCTATGTCTTCCATGACGCGCCGGACCCTTCCAACCCCACCAAGCATGGCCCTTGGCGGTCGATAAAAGTTCGCGGGCATAACTGGCGCGACGACTGGGAGCGCGACCACGGCAACGACCTCGCCCCAACCCCGACCCCGATCCCCGTCAGCATCACGACCCTCGACAAGCTACGCACCCCCATGCCCAAGCCACCCTTCCCCAACCAGTCAAGTCGCTATCCTCTCCTCGGCGGCGACGAAGACCTCGTCTTCAAACGTGCCTTCCAACGTGCCCTCTCCACCCCCATCGGCGAAGACCCCGTCTCTACCGCCATGAACCCCAAAACCGTCCTCAACCAAGGCGTCTACGACCCCAACGACATCGAACTTTTCGACGACGGCCCCACCCCCGACTTCTTCGACGACCCCTTTGAGGAAGCCTACCCTGACCCCGTCCCCTATACTCAACGGAGACGAACACCCCCCGTCACCACCCTCGACGATCTCTTCAACGACCTCGAAACCCCAGCCCCCGAAACCCCCTCATTCAGCGACGAAACCTATGACGGCCTCGGACGCGCCAACGATTACATCAACGATTGACTTTATCCAGACCAACACCTATAAATACACCAACAATGGCAAGGCATCTTTATATCGGCGTTGACCCCGGCGTGACCGGGGCTTTCGCCGTTCTTGAGGACCGTCACCCAACCCCAACCGGCAAGGCCGAGTTCGTGGCCATCCACGACCTCCCAACCGACCCACTCAAACCAAACCGCATCGACCCGGTCGTTTTCCACGACCTCATCAACCCCTACATCCTGCCCAACCCCAAGCTCTGGCCCCCCGCCACCACCCTCACCCTGATCCTTGAGACTTCACAGGGGCTCAAGTCCCAGTCCGCCACCAGCATCTTCAATTATGGGGTAACCACCGGAATTCTCAGGGCGACCCTGCTCATACTTATCAACCAGCTTCCTTTCCCAGCCCACATCATCGACGTTCAACCCCAGACATGGAAACGTGCGCTTTCACTCTTGTTCGATCCCACCGCCCCCGATCCAATCTTCGATCCCACCCTTTCCCCATCCACCCGGCGGTCAGCCCACGCCAAGGCTCAATCTCTCCAGAAAGCCCTCGACCTCTACCCACAATCCTTGGGAGAAATCACCCATCGCAAAGACCACAACAGGGCGGAGGCGCTCCTGCTCGCGCACTACGGGCTTCTCCTTTCCACCGATCAGATACTCGGGCCGACCTTGCATCATATCCCCGGCGAAAAGCGCCTCAAGCCCAAGACCCTGAAATTCGACGCCGGAGACCCCCAATGACCAGACCCACATCCAAGCCCCCGATGATGAAACATCAGATAGACGCCCAGTCACTCCTGAAAGACCCCTTCACCCCCAACGTCCTCGTCGCTTTCCAGCCCGGGCTTGGCAAGTCACGCACCGTCATCGAAGCCCTGACCACCTCCGCCCACTTTCCTGTTCTCGTTGTCTGCCCCGCCATCGCAAGGGACAACTGGCGAAATGAGTTCAAGCTATGGTCCCACCCCAAGATACACGGCTCCCCCGACCCTACCCAGCCGTCCTTCCTGACCATCGTGTCCTACGACCACCTCTCGAACCTTGAGCCCGGGCACTCTACCCTGAACAAAACCAAATGGGGCACCATCATCCTCGACGAATGCCATCGTCTCAAGAACCTCAACGCCAAGCGCACCAAATTCGTCTACGGTCATCGCGCCAAGAACCAAGGCCCAACCGCCCTCGTGCATAACGCCAAGAGGGTATGGCTTCTCTCCGGCACCCCGGCCCCCAATCACGTAGGGGAGCTTTACCCTCACCTCCGGGCGCTCTGGCCTGATCTGATTACCCTTCCCCTCGTCTCGACCGGCCCGATGGGGCTCATGGAGTTTGAAGACCGCTACTGCTCGGTGACCAACTCTTATTTTGGAAGGCAAATCGTGGGTTCACGCAACGTGAAGGAACTCAAGGAGCTTATCAAAAAAGTCAGCATCTTCAGGCGTGAAGACCAGTGCCTCGATCTTCCACCCCTCGACATCCAAGTTTACCCTCTACCCCACGATGACATCCCCAAGAGGGAACTAAAGGCGATCGACGACGCCCTCAACAACGTCGTCTCCCAAATGGAACACGCCCAAGACCCGATAAAAACCCTGTCCACCCTCGGGCTGCACAACGCCATCGAAAGGCACATACTTGGGGTTCTCAAAGCCCCGCTCGCCAGTGATCTGATCTACAACGACCTCGTCAACGATCCAGACCCCCAAGCCAAGGCCCTCGTGTTCTTCCATCATCGTGAAGTGGGGAAAATCCTCCACCGGATACTCACCTCAAGAGCCCTCAACCCTGTCCTCATCGACGGCAGCACCCCAAGCAAGCAAAGAACCCTCAACATCGAGAAGTTCCAGACCAACCCAAAAGTCCGGGTTATGATTGCCCAGATGACTGCCGCTGGCGAAGCGGTAAATCTTACCAAGGGGCGCGAAGTCTACCTCGTCGAACCCTCGTGGGTGCCGAAGGACAACTACCAAGCGATCAAAAGGGCCCATCGTATTGGCCAAGCCCGGTCGGTAAGGGCCCGGTTCCTCACCATCGGCGGCTCCCACGATGACAAAATCATGCGTACCGTGGCGAAAAAGACCAAGGACTTGCTGCCACTTTATGCAGACGAAAAAGAAAGTGAAAGCGCAGCCTGAAATGAGTAAGAAAAGTAAGGAAGATAACGTCCCCCCAGACACTTCTGTCCTCCACACCCCTACCCCGGCGACCACGGGGTACAAAAGGGTACGGCCAAACCCGAGTAAACATATATCTCCTAAACTTCCACCTTATGGGTTGGCCGAGCCAGTCTCCTACAAGCCACCGTCCCGCAACCCCAACTGGAACAAGCCCGGCGGCAAGCGGGGCCGCGAGCATACCCTCGGCGATCGGCATGTCCCACCTGAAGAAGTCTTCGGGGCCCTCGCCCAAGTCCGCGATCCAGATAGACACTTGAACGAACTCGCCGAGCCCCCTGCCCTTGACTTCGAGGCCCTCGAAGCCCTCGGAATTCTCCCACCTGAAGATAACTTCCTGCCCCTGAGCATTGAGGAATTCGAAATGAAGACATCCGCAAAAGCCCTACCCCCAGGGTACACGAGACTGGATACCGGCGAGGTCGTGCCCTCGCTCGAACCAAGACCTCCTGAAGAACAACAGAAAACCAACCATCTGGAGCTGAACATAAAAGGCGCGTCTTTTCCCGACCTGAAGAAATCCGTCGTCGAGATACTCGACGCCCTCGCCAGCGCACATCCTGAAGCCTCTGATCCCCAGCGCCACGCCGCCACCGATGGCAGGGTAAACCCCAAGGCCATGTTCGCGCTCCTGCAAGCATGGGTTCACAACCACGGGGGCAAACTTGTCGTGACCATGCGCGTTCCTTTTGGAAGACCCGTGAATGTCACCATAGAAGACCTTCTTGAGCTGCGCCGCAGGGAAGCCGAGGCCAACCTCTCCATCCAGAAACCAGTAAAGCATTCCGCGACGAAGATCACGGTCAAAGGAGAAAAACAATGAACATCTATTGGGTATATGACGGAGGCGAAGACTTGCACTTCGGCGGCGAAGACGACGCCCGGACCCACATCGCCACGCTCAAGGAAGCGGGGAAGTGGGGTACGGAAGGCCACCTGACACGGCTGACCATGCTCCCGGCGGACCCGTATGCCATAGCCTCTGTGTTGAACCATTTCCACGGCGGCAACCCCGGCGTCTCCCCCGAGGGTTGGTCCATGATGGAACTACCCTTGTGACGAAGATCGGGGTGAAGGGGGTAGATAATACCCCCTCCCCGGTCAGTAAGCCTTCTGGCCGGGTTTTACTTCAGGCTCGGGGGCAGCCTCGGTTTCCGCATCCGGGACGGGCTCCGGGGCCGGGGTTTCCGGGGTTTTCTTCTCGTTTTCGTAATCCTGATCCCGGTCACGCTTGCCTGGCTTCGGTGTCATGGTGCTTTCTCCTTTGTGAAAGATCAACTCTCGGTAACCTCGGCGCGTCCCTTGCGGTTCCACCGCGCCCGCGTCATCCTGCCACATTCTTTTTTCGTCTCCAAGAGACTAAATCGAGAGGACTGACCTTAAACCCAAACCCAAAAAGGACCACCACCACCATGAAATCCCTCCCTTTCCCACTTCTTCTCGCTTTGACCGTCCTTAGTGCCAAGCTCATGCTGGCCTCCCCCGCCTTTGCCTGTGAGCGGGACTTTCCGAAACTCCCGGTGACTTGCATCACCACCGGCAGCACGACCCAGTGTTTTTGAAAGGACCATCCCTATGAGAAGGGTTATCCACAAGTACCAGTTCGATCACGGCTACGCTCTCCTCGGTGATGCCCTTCTCCCCGAGGGGGCGCATGTTGTCCTCGTCGGTGAGCAGAACGACCGGCCCGCCATCTGGGCCCTCGTTGATCCCAGTATCGAACCTTCGGTGAAATACCGCATCTTTGCTACCGGGGAGCCCTGCCCCCCGATGGAAGACCATGTAGGGTCGCTGATAAGCTACCCCTGCGTTTGGCATGTTTTCAAGGGGACCCCATGAGCAACCCCGGAGACGGTGAAATGGTTGACCGCAGGATGAAAACCGTCCGCAAGGCCGCCGAGGACGCCCTCGCCGCCATCCCCAAGGAAAATTGGGGGGAGCTGGGCGCGGTCAACTGGGGCGATATTGGCGTGACCGAGGTCCGTTTCTGGGTCAATGACCAAGGTGGAATGGGCTACACCGTAACCCTTGAGGAAGCCTCCCCCGGCTGCGCCTTGGGCCCGGCGGTATGGGATGAGATGGGCTCCCCCGAAGATGTTGAAATCGTGTGCGAATGGTGACCCCATGAGACGCCCTGACACCATCATCGAAGGCCACCGGGTTTTGAGCCGCACCCTCGCGGGGCTGGAAGAACTCGAAAAGCAGTATGGCTGTTATGTCCCCTCGACCCCCAAGGGCCGGTACTACCGCGTCCGGCGTCATGGGGTGCAATACTACATGCTGGTCCGCCGGAACCCCGGCGCGAAGGTGAGACCATGAGACGCATGTTCAAGATTACCGTGGAGTGGAATAACGCCAACTGGAGCCCTCCCCTGCTTGCCGAATACATCGCTGACTGGGTAAGGATGGGGGAAGGCCATCTCCACCCTCTCGACCGCCCCGAAATCAGCGAAGTCACCATCACCACCCAAGCCCCCGGCAGCCTCGTTGCCACGACTGTCACAACAATAAAAGGACTGACACCATGAGCCCCGCTATCCAACACGCCCGACTTGGCGCTTCTTCTTCCTCCATCTGGATGAACTGCACCGGAGCCCCAAATCTCTGGGACTTGCTGCCGCCATCCAAGAAAGGCAAACCCTCGTACTGGGCCGCCGAAGGCACCGCCGCCCACATGGTCGCCGAGAGCGAACTCCGCCGCGAGGGGCTCTACCCTGTCGGCGGCAAAATCCAGATAGAAGACTTCGAGATCACCGTCACCAAAGACATGATCGAGGCGGTCAGCCACTACGTCGAGGAGTGCGAGCGCATCTCCAAGGATGCCGACTTCACTGAACTGGAGCATCAGGTAAACCTTGACCCGCTTTTCGCCCCCAATGGCCCGCCCGAACCCCTGTTCTCGACCACCGACTTTGTGGCGGTCAAGGGTCCAACCATGTTTCTCCGCGATTATAAACACGGCGCTGGCATCGTGGTTGAAGCCACCACCTCACAGCTCAAATACTACGCCACCGCCGCTTACTTTGGGCTCCCCGCCAACCTCCGGGGGCAGATCGTCACCGTTGACATGGGCATCGTCCAGCCCCGCGCCCATCACCCCGATGGCCCGGTCCGCAACCATGTTATGACCCTCAAGGAACTCGCCGACTGGGCCAAGAACGAACTCAAGCCCAAGATCATCGAAGTGCAAACTTCAAAAACCCTCGTCACGGGCGATCATTGTAAGTTTTGCCGGGCGCTGGCGCTTTGCCCTAAAGTTCTGGAAAGAACACAAGCCCTTGCAAGAGCCAGTTTCTCGGCGAACCCGATCCAGGCTCTACCCCCTACCCCGGCGGCGAACCCTGTACCCCAGAACCCCCAGACCTTGACCAACCAGCAGCTCGCCGAGGTTCAGAACTTCGCGTCCACCATAAAAGGCTGGCTCGAAGCGGTCCAAGCCGAAGTCCAGACCCGTCTCGAAAGTGATACTCCAGTCCCCGGCTGGAGACTTGTCCCCGCGCGGAAGCGCAGGGTGTGGCGTGATGACGCAGAGGCCCTGAGATACCTTGTTGTCACTTGCGGCATCGACCCCAAGCTAGTATCTCATATCAAGGTGGCAGGAGTTCCTGACATCGAGAAGCTCTTGAAGCACAACCATCCCGGTGTGTTCCAGACTATGGGGCCTCTCATCGACCCCGGTGGTGATGGCCAAACCATCGCCCCGACCGACGACCGCCGCAAAGCCAAGGCTTTCGCGGGGGCCGAACTACCCGAAGCCTAAAGCCTAAAGACTACCTAACCCTCAAACAAAATGGAAAACCAAGTATTATGGCAAGTCTCGAAAAAGCCTTTACCCCACCCGCCGTGATGATGTTCAACAACCTCTTCGCGCCCCGTCAGAACCAAGATGGAAGTCTTGGCAAATACGACATCCTCATGGTTGTAAAGCCGAAGGAACAGAAGTCGCCCTACTGGGTTGACCTCGTCAACAAGATCAAGGCCGCTGCCGCCCTCACCCACCCCAAACTCCCTCTCAGCAAGCTCACCCTGCCCATTCAGAAGCCGGATGCGCTCCTTGAGAAAGGCTATGACGGGGTCGAGGAAGGCGACATGATTATCAAGGCGGCTTCCAAGGAAAAGCCCGGCATCGTGGACCGGAACGCGCAGGACATCATCAACAAGTCCGAGGTCTGGTCCGGGCAGATTGTCAGGGCCGAAGTCGCTGTCGGCGGCTACGACGTGAACGGCAAGAAGGGGGTTACCCTCTACCTTGACAATGTTCAGGTCTTGAAAAGCAACATGCCGCGCCTCGATGGCCGCAAATCCGCCTCGGCGACTTTCGCCGCCGCGCCGCCGGTCACCGGCTACGACGAGGACGATAGCGACGACAACACCGCCCTCGAAGACACGCTCTCTACCCCTGCCCCCGCCCCCGCCAAGGCGGCGAAGGCAAAGGGCAAGTCCGCTGTCGCCACCGTGACCGACAATGACGACCTTTTCGGCTAGGCCATAGAAGGCCCCTTCATAGCTAATCCGAAGAGAAAAGAGGGGGCTGTCTAAGTTGGTCCTTGGCAGCCCCTTCCCAACCCCCCGACTGGAGTATCCCCGATGAGCCCTTGCGACGACCGCCGCACCACCCACGACCCCCGGGTGCCGTACCCTTTCGTTGAGAACGGTGCCGAAGGGTCCACCAAGCGCCCCGAATACGTCACCGCAGCCGCCGAGAAACGCGCCGAGCGCGACCCTTGGGTGTCCCGGCGCTACGAGAACAAGACGCTCAACGAGCGCAACCCCACGCATGGAAATTTCACCGATAACGCCGCCCTCTCGCAAGCCCTCAAGGAAAGCATTGCCCTTCATACAAGGGCCATCCTGAGTGCGGTGCAGCAGGAAGCCATCGACATGATCGTTTTGAAACTCTCGCGCATCGCCACCGGCAACCCGAACGAGCCTGACCACTGGCGTGACATTGCTGGCTACGCTGACCTTGCGAGGGCGGAGCTGAAATAAACCCCAACCATCTACCTGAAAGGACCAAAGTTATGCCTATCCTCCACGTTGATATTGAAACCGCTTCTGAGATCGACCTCCGGGAAGTCGGGGTACACACTTACGCTGAACACCCCTCCACTGTAATAACCGTCATCGCCTATGCCCTCGACGACGGCCCGGTAAAGACCATCAACCCCGGCAGCGCGAGGACCACCGGCACGGCCCTTCACGTAGCGAAGGAAGTCGCCGAGTTCGTCCAGATCGCCTCGCGCCCCGATGTGGTCATTCACGCTTTCAACGCTGAATTTGAATTTACCCTCCTGCGAAGCGCCTTCAACAATGTGCCGCCGTTCAACCTCGATGATGTCAAACTCAAGTGGCGCTGCACCATGGCGCAAGGGCTCTACTGGGGCCTTCCCGCCGCCCTCGACGATGCGGGCCAAGCCCTCGGCGCACCCACCAGCATGATGAAAGACAAGACGGCACACGGCCTGATGATGCGGATGTCCCGCCCCCGCTCCCGCGCCCCCAACCTCGCGTGGTGGCATATCGACGACCCGCAAAAGCTGGCCGAGCTTACCGAATACTGCAAGCAGGATGTCGAGGCCGAGCGTTGGCTCTCCAAGAACCTCGACCCTCTCCCACGGACGGAACACAAGATGTGGGCGATCAACGTCGAAATGAACGCCGCCGGGGTAAACATAGACCACCCTTTCGTCGATGCGCTTCTTAAAGTCTCGGAAGAACTGCGCGACGAAACCGACAAGAAATTAAGCTATATCACCGGCGGAGAAGTAACTTCCTCGACACAGCTTCCCAAGCTCCGGGCCTGGGCCCTGGCGCGGGGGTACACCCCGCCCTCCCTTGATCGTGGGAGCATCGAGAATTTTCTCAGGTCAAACCCCAACGTGGACCCCGACCTCAAGATTGCCCTGAACCTAAGGCTCGATGTCTCCAAAAGCTCCACCAAGAAACTGGAGCGCATCAAGAAAGTCGCGGGCGGCGGCGATGTATGCCGGGGTCTTATCTCCTACTATGGCGCGGCCCGAACCGGGAGATACTCGGGCAAGCTCATCCAGCCCCAGAACCTCCCGCGCGGGAACCTCAAGCCCCAAGATGTCGAAGCCATTCGTGGGGTTCTCGTCGGCTTTCCGCCCATCCCGACACCCCCGATGACCCTTGACCAAGTCTCGTCATGTGTCCGGGGCACGATCATTCCACCCAAAGACCATTTCATGCTCTCCGGGGACTTGGCCCAGATCGAGGCGAGGGTTCTCGCATGGCTGGCAGGACAAATGGATATTCTCGGGGTTTTCGCCAACGGCGGCGATGTCTACACCTATGCCGCCGCCAAGCTCGGCTCCCCCGACCGGCAGCTTGGCAAGGTCGTGACCCTCGGCCTCGGCTACGGCATGGGGTACATCCGCTTCATCGACACCGCCAAGACCTACAAGATCGTCCTCAATGCGGTGCAAGCCAACGCTATCGTGACGCTGTGGCGGGACAACAACCCGAGCATCGTCAAGTTCTGGATTGATGTCGAGCGGGCTTTCCGCCGGGCGATCAACCAGCCCGCCGGGATCGCCTATCCTGCCGGTGACAAGATAAGCATTACTTCCTATGAGGAAAACGGCCAGCGCAATGTGGTTGTCATCCTGCCCTCGAAAAGGCTTCTGGTTTATCGTGATTGCCGGGACGACCCTAACGAGGGGCTCTCCTACCACGGGGTAGACCAGAAGACCACGGTTTGGGGCGAGATCAGGACTTACGGGGCCCGCGTTGTCGAGAATATCACCCAAGCCGTGGCCCGCGATGTCATTGTCCGCGCCCTGTATTACACCGACGACGACGAGTATCTTACCCCTGTCCTGACCGTGCATGATGAAATAGTTGTGACTTGCCCGTTTGCCAGCTTGTCCATCACTGACGCGAAGGATAGGCTGCACAAGCTCCTGACACAAAAAGGAACGTGGATGACTGGCCTGCCGGTCGCCGCCACCGTCACCGCGCTTAACAGATACGCCAAGATTTAGGGGGAACCCCAAGTGACACCGCTCACCAACCACGAATTCCTGACCACCGTCTTCGGCAAGGACGCTGACTTAGCCTATGTCTGCGCCTTCCCCGGCGACCCTAACTCCGCTAACAACCCCGAACGCTGGGCAGGGAGGACATACCGGGGTATAGATTTCAAGAACCCCCAGACCCTAAATACCTATGTCACCGTGAGCGTTTTCTCCAAGGGCCGACGCCGCGACCCCGAAGCGACCGCCATGTATGTGATGATCGTCGATGATGTCGGCACCAAGGTAGATCAAAAACTATGGGAAAAGCTCTTTCCCATCAAGGATTTCCCGCCAACATGGGTGTTCGAGACTTCAAGGGGAAATTACCAGTGGGGCTACGCCATCAAGGGCGGTTTCCGGGGTTATCCCTTGGCGAAGTTCATGGAGCAGTCATGGAAGGCGGCGGTCAAGAGCATCGCCAAGGGGGGCAAAGACCCCGGCGTCGGCGACCTGACCCGCTATTTCCGCTTGCCCGAGGGCATGAACGGCAAGGCCAGCGCCAAAAACTGGCCAGTAAAAGTCACCCACTGGGAACCAAAAGTCCTCTACAAGCCAGAGGCTTTCGCGCTTAAAGTCCTGAAGGTAGACCCCCAAGCCTTCCAGGATGCCCAGAGCGGGGCGTACACGGCGGTTCCCGTCGGGGCTACCCCACAGGCTACCCCGGACGACGACCCCACTGGCTGGGGCGCTGCGCTGGCCAAGCATGGCCTTCTGCACCACCAGATCAAGCCGGGGGTCTGGGCGATGGAGTGCCCCTTCATCGAGGAACACTCCACAAGTGACCCGACCGGCTTCGCCTATATCGGCGATGGCTGCTTCCATTGCTTTCACGGACATTGTGAAGACCGGAAACCCGACGATTTCAGGAACGGGCTCAAGGAGCTGCACCCCGGTCTCGCCGGGGATGTGGCCCGGGTGGTGTTCTCACAGAAGCCTCTTGCCCCGGAAGACCTCGACCTCACCGACCTCGCCGCCGGGGTAGAAGCCGTCGCCGCCAAGGTGCAAGCCAGAATTATCCAGATAGACGCGGGCAAACTCGATGAACGCTACGTCTGGCTCCCTCCCTTCTATGAGTGGTTCGACACCAAGGACCGGGGCTCTCTGTCGGTCCAGTCCTTCGACCAGACCTACCACGCGCTGCAAGAGGTAATCGCCCGCGATTACGGCAAATGGACGGGGAAGGGCGTGATGCCGAGCCCCTCCCGCAGCCTGATTAAAGCCGACAACATCAAGCACTCATACACGAAGACCTATTCCCCCGGGCACCCCCCGGTGTTTCAAAAACCGGGGAGCCAGAAGTGGATAGTCAATACTTGGGTGGCTTCGGAATATGGCCAGCACAATCCCGCCTTCGCCTGTACCCCGGCGGAGAAGCTGGACGCCATCGACGACTTTACTCGTGTCGTGAAACAGGTGGTGGGCCCCGACATGCTGGACCATTTCCTCGACTGGTCGGCCCTTGTCGTCGCCGACCCCAAGGAGAAGCCCAACTACCACTGGCTGATTATAACCAGCCCCGGCATGGGCAAGGACAGCCTCTCGAAAATCATCAACGCTCTCGTTGGCGAGAGCAACAGTGTCACGGTCACCAGCAGCCATGTCTCATCGGGGTTCAGCACATGGGCGGCATCGAAATTTATCACGGTGAATGAACTCTCCCCCGCCACCGCTGGCAAGAAAGCCGGGATCGTCCTATTCGATGCCCTGAAAACCTTCATGGCCAAGCCTCCCGATGAGGTTTCCATCAACACCAAATTCGAGAAACCCTACAAAGCCCCGAACACCGGGGCCTATGTCCTGTTCTCCAACCACGCCAACCCCATCGTCCTCGACAAGGGGGAGCGCCGCCTCGTCGTGGTTGATCGTCTCAAGGCCAAGAACGAGATCGAGGCCGACCCGGTCCGCGACTGGGGGTATATGAACCGGGAGCTTATGGGTAACCCCAAGGCCCTCGAAGCGGTCGCGGTGTTCCTGCGCGAACGCTACAAGGCGATGAGCGATGCCCGGCGCAAGGCGTTGTTCTCCCCCGCGCCCATGACAAAGGCCAAGAGCATCCTGATCGAGGGCGATACCCCGAGCGAGGAAGCCTTCATCAGCGACTTCATCGACGAGCAACGCGCGGCGAACCGGCAGTTGTGGACCGGGGACGAGCTGCGGGCCCTCTATGATGCCGAGCATAACCGCCGGGGTAATGACCTGAAGTACACCAACTTTCAGCAGTTTACCAAGGGCCTGTTCCAGGCCGGGGCGTGGAAGCCGTATTCTCTGCCGAAAGGCGACGAGCATGGCCGCGTCACTTTGTCACCTGGGAAGAAAAGGCAGATGGTCTATGCTCTGTACGAAACCCCGGAGTTGCCTTCTGGAGCTTTTATGAAGGCCCCGGAGATCATCGCGGTGTTCAAGGCCCAGAGCGCCGCGACCAGTGCCAATGTGGTTGCGTTCCCTGACCACGAAACCCTCGACCCCGTTGCGGGGAAGGAGAAAAAGAAATGAGCAATAAAGACCCAGTACCCAAGGAAACCACCGAAGCCCTGCTCCGCCTGATGGCCAAGTTCTGTCGCGGCCTTGGCGGCATCGGGGTCGCCGGGATGACCATGTCCATCGTCGTCCCCGACGAGGAAGGGGTAGGCTACACCATGCACACATCATGGGGCCTGACGGATGAGCAGCGCCGCGTGGTGCTTGACAGCGCGATGAATGACGCCACCGGGGGAAGGGTATCCACCGACTGCGGCCTCCACCCCATTAACTGAAACAAGGAACCCCTGACATGAATATCAAGGAATTAGAGCAACTCTCCGCCCAGCACCGCGCCGACCTTGAGAACCAGCTCAAGTATGTCGAGCAAAATCTGAGCAACCTCGACCGCATCGCGCATGACTATTTCACCATCATCAACGAGCGGGCCGAAGCCGACCGCTATGCCATCGCGCATGTCTTTCAGGAGATCGCCGCGCATCAGGAAACCCAGCGCCAGAAGTTGCGGGACGAGCTTGGAATGTCGCCCCAGAAGGGTGCCCTGCCCGAGCAGATGGACCTCCTGCGGGAAGTCCCGCCACAGGACCAAGACCCTGCCCCGGCGATAGAGCTGGTCCGCCAGCACAAGACGGCGCGGGGGGCCCGGTGATGACCAAGTCTTTTGACCCGACTTTCTTGCGTGGCGAACCCCCCGCTGTAGATTACCCCGCTGCCCCGGAGCATAGCCCACAGGCGCGGCGGGACCGGGGTGAGCTGCGCTACGACTATGACCTCGCGCCCCAGTACCGCCCCCGGCGACCGGGTCTTCCCGCGCCCGTCAAGGTTATCATCGGGATTGTCATGGGGCTTCTGGCACTTCTCTTTGGAGCTATCCTATGGCCGACATGAAACGCCCCAAGCCGAAGATCAAAGTCCCATTCCGCCACAACACGGCGAAGGCCCTGAGAAAAGCGCGGCGGACCCGCGCTGCCCTCCGTGAAATCAGATTGAAACGTGAAGGAGTTAAATGAAATGAGCGATATTCCAGAAGTCCGAAAGATCATGGAAGAAATTCTTGTGAGAAAGACTTTCGATGCCATCACAGTTGCCGAATTGCACCGGGGGCTGCGGCTTACGTGGCGCAAGCATGTCAAGCCGAAGACCGCACCCCGGTCGCAACGGCTGACCCCGAAACTGGCCTCCGAGATAAGGAGATACACCCGGAGCCACCCGAAGGCGTCCGCGCAGTACATCGCCAATCACTTCAATGTAAATCCGGGGCGGGTCACTGACGCCCTCATGGGGGTAAAGTAAATGGCATGGAGAACTGACCAGCGCCACGATCAGGCAGTCAAGGACGAGGTCGCCCGGCTTTGGGCCGAAGGCCACTCTGCGAGGGACATCGCCGCGATGATGGCCCGATTTCCGGGGTTGCTGCGCCCCCTGACCCGGAACGCGGTGATCGGCATGGTCCACCGGGCGCGGGTCAAGAGTGGCGGAGCCGCGACCCGCAAGGCCCTCAAGCCCCGCAAACTCAGCAAGCCCCGGAAACCCCCGGCGAAGCTACAGGAGCCATACCTCCCGCCTAAGCCCCCGGTGGAGAAGAGCGAGCATCGGCCCAAGGCGAAGTACCCGCCGAGGCCGGTCGAGGTGGCGAAGAAACCCGCCAAGGCCTCCGTGCGTTGGGTTCCGATACTCAAGACCGGCCTGATGACCTGTCGCTATACCACTGACGGGAAAGCCTTTTGCAACTCCCAAGAGGGACACCCCTGGTGCCCCGAACACCGGAAAGTGGTCTTCACTCCCGGGGGTAAGTACCCCATGCGGAGGGTGGCATGAACCCGTACCCCGTACTCGCGGTGATCTTTCTCGTGGTCGCCCCAGACCTCGGGGTTGGCTCATGTGAGAGCAACTCCAGTGTCTTCCGCGAGGAGCGGCTCACCGTGATCTACAAGCAAACGAAAGCCTGTTCGCAGTACCATCTTTTGAAACTCAATGGAGAAAGCCAATGACCCCCAAGGAAATCCTCGAGATCCATAACCTTGTTGATCGTGCCGATGCCGCCATAAAATACTGCATGGACCACAGTTTCGCCAGTCAGAAGCCCCTATTCACCGCCATTAGCGTCGGCTTCGACATCCTGAAACGCCAGCGCGATTTGCGCTACGACACGGAATATCTCGCCGACCGGCAACGCGGTGAACCGCCCGAAACCGAGGAGGAGCGCCTTGACCGGAGATCGGACAAGCATATCAAGCGGGCCATCCAGAGCGGCGGGAGGGTGCCGCAATGAACCACGCCCAGCGAAAGAGAATATCGGAAGCCGCCGAGCGGGCCGGGGCGGTCGTCGTCGAAATGCTAGGGGGCGGCGAGCGCCATGCGAAAGTGCGTATCCGGTCCAAGGACGGGCTCCACGAGGGCATGGTTATCGCCGCGTCAACCCCGGGCGACTACCGGATGGTGATGAATTTGGCGGGTGACATGCGTAGGGCCCTGCGTGAAGGCGCACGGCCCCGCGAGGGTTCCCGTTGATGTGCGCCCCCTCTCCGAAGATGGTGGGAAGCATCGTGTCGGCGATTGCCGCCCAGAGGCAAGCCCAAGCCGAGGCTGAATATCGGGCCCGGCTGAACGCGGCGAAGGCAGAGGAGGTAGAGGATGATGACGACTGGTTCGCGCCTAAGCCAAAGCCCAAGCCCAAGCCCCCAGACCCGCCCGCGCTCGTACCCTGGGCCCCGACCCCGCCGCCGCCCCTGCCGCCGAGCCAGCGGTTCGACCCCATGAAGTACCCCCTGCCCGACATCAGCTTTGGCTGGTGGTTCTTCTGGATTTTAGTGATCTACTGGTTTGTTTCAGGAAGGCTATTCTGATGGATACAATCGAAAAATTGCAGGACATTCTGGCTCCCCGCAACCGCGCACCGCAAGACCCGGGGGTTCTCGACATCTCCCGCGAGATGATAAATTTAGTTGGGAAAATCACCTGCAAGGACGGCTTTCATGTTTCCGTGCAGGCGTCCAAGTACCACTATTGCAGCCCGCGCGACAGCGTCGGGCCGTGGAAGTTGGTGGAGCTTGGCTTCCCGAGCGAGAAGGTCTTGGCATGGCAAAGGTATGCCGAAGACAAAAGAGACCCGACCCGCACCGTCTATAGCTATGTTCCGCTGTATGTCGTGGCCCGGGCTCTGGACCGCCACGGCGGCATCGTCTCTGTAGGAGAGAAAACACCATGACCTATGCTCTGGCTTTTTTTACCCTGTGGTTCTTCGGAACCAACGGCCATGTGGTTCGTGGTGACACCTATAGAAGCGAAACCGAGTGCGTGGAGGTGGTCGAAGCCTACAAGAAAGCCGCCAAGACCTACCAGATCGACGCCATCTGCATCCGCGCGGGGAAGTACCCATGAAACGCTGGCCCATCATTCGGCACGTCCGCTATTTCTATGTCAAATGGCAGATGATCCGGCACTACGATGCGTGGCAAAGCCTCGGCTTTGGCTACTTTGGCTGGAACAAGAGCGACATCGACGGCCTGAACGAAATCTGGAGAGGAGAACGGTAATGGAAGACTTTAAGCAATATCGGCGGAAGCAGATCGCGGAGCTGCGGCCCTGGACCCCGGAGGAAGACATGGAGCGCGTCAGCGTGTCCGCCGCCGACCGGGAGGCTGGTTCTCCCAAGGAGGGCGACATGATCGCCCGCAACCCCATGAACCATGACGGCGACAAGTGGCTCGTCGCGGCCAAGTATTTCGCCGACAACTTCGAGCCATTGTGATGCCTATTTTGAACTACACGACAAGCGTCAAGGCCAGCCAGAGCATCGCGGAAATCTGTGCCAAGCTGGCCAAGGCCGGGGCGGGCAAGATCATGCAGGAGTACCGGGACGGGGTGGTGGTCAGGATCGCCTTCACGATCCATACCCCGCACGGCGAACACGCCTTTACCCTGCCCGCCAACATCGAGAAAGTCCACGCCCACATTGTCGGCACCCAGAGGGTAGAGGCGCGGTTCCGCACCTATGAACACGCTGGCAACGTGGCCTGGCGCATCCTGAAAGACTGGGTCGAGGCCCAGCTCGCCATCATCGAAACCGACATGGTCACCATGCCCCAGATATTCCTGCCCTACATGCAAGTCGGGCCGGATGAGACGATCTACGAACGCTTCGAGAAGCAAGGCTTTCCCCGGCTGGCCCCGCCATCCAGCAAACCCGCAGCATGAAGGAGAATGAAATGAAGGACAAAGACACGGGTGGATCAGCGTTTCCAAACATCACGCCAGATATGAATGTTGATGGCGGTCCCGGCATGACCCTGCGCGATTGGTTCGCGGGACAGGCGCTTGCTGGATGGCTGGCAAGCTATAGCAAGGATGCCCACCATCCGGCATCGGAGGGGGAAAACCAGTCAGAACACCTTGCGGGATTTTCCTACGACCTTGCCGACGCCATGATGGCCGAAAGGGCCAAGGAATTGCCGTGACCGCCATCACGGCAAGGGCCCCGGCGGCACCGAGGGGTTTTAGCCTCCCCCAGCCGCCGGGGTTTATTTTTAACCCCTAGACGTTCAGTACGGTGACGGCGATGGCCTGATCGACGAAGCCCCCACCGGGGGCGTCGTCGGTGGCGCGGACCGTCACGTTGTAGACGTTATCATCGCCAATATCATCGGGGGCCGAGAAGTTCTTCACCCCGTTGCCCAGCCAGCGCAGGGTATGTCCCCCGAAGATTTCAAATCTTATCCTGTCGCCGCCAGGGCGAAGTGACCAGGTCACGGTTTCATTGGCGGTCAGGACATGGGCGAGGACCGTACCCTCGGGGTTGGAGATCGCCGCGACTGAAGTGATAACCGGCGCGACGCCCGCGTCGATCTTCTGCACCCGGCGGCGGCGGGCGAAGTACATCGCGGCTTGTTGCTTGTCAGTATATCCCATCGGGGGCTCTCCGTTTCATTGTCTCTTGGGCTTGGGCCGGGGTACGGGCGGCGAGTTCTCGTTGTTGGTGCAACTGATGACGCATGTCGGATTATTGAAATTCCGGTCGCCATTGCTGCACCCCAACAGGGTCAGGAGCAGCACGATGACCAGCGGCGTCTTCATTTGAAGTTGATCCCGGTGTTCACCCCCGCCAGGTTGAGAAGCAGGATAAGACACACGATGGCCACCAACCCCGCGAGGACATAGTTCCACGGCGCGGGAACCCTGGGGTAGGCCCAGCCGATGCCGATGGCGGCGGCAATGAGAACCAGAATGGTTGTTAAGTCCATGATCTTTCTCCTTTAATTAGAGCCAACTCCCGATGACCATTGATTTGGCGGCTCCTGAACTGTAGTCGTCAACAGAGGAGGTTGCGGTATTGACGTGGTGAGCTGCATATTGCCCGCTATTGCTTTCAACAAGAGCGTTGAAGTCCTGGATAATAGCCTCGGGGCCTGTCTGTGTGACAGTTATAAGTGTACCGCTGCTGTTGAAGGCTCCAATGACAGTAAAGCCTCCGATAGTTTTTATTAGGTTTAAGATATTGGGGGTGCCCGCCGCGAAGCCAGTGGGTGTTTGGCTTGCGGGGTAGAGTGCGAAAACATGGATAGTGGTATTCTGCTCACCGGAGGTGTGCGTACATTGGATTGTTCCCGTGGGATTGAGCGTCGAAGCTGCCCGCCACATGGAGATTTTTTGTGAGCCACCAGTAACGGCGGCGACTGAGATTGCTCCTGTGCCATCAACATTCAAAGCGGTTACATTGGCATCAAGGCACATGGCAACGACAACAACCATGCGGGTGGCATGGGGTGTGCCAAGATCACAAGCAGCGAAAGCAGGATTGAGGGGCGGCGCGGTGTTGACGTAGGTGTTGCGGTAGCCGGGGACCAGAGCCACCGCCGCCGGGGGTTTCAGCATCCCCAGCGTGAGGGGCATCGCCAGCAGGAGTTTCTCCTCATGCGGCTTCCAGAACCCGGCGGGTTTGATTATTGCCGGGGCCTGGGGTACGAAGATCGCGGACTTGCCTTGCGCCGGGGTAATGATCCCGGCGCTGATGACAGCGGCCAATACGGCTCTCTTGGTGTGGCGGTTCATCACGCTGCGATGTCTCCGATAAGGGCCCAGGTGTCGGCGGCTTTCTTCCACAGGGTAGCCCCGGAATACTGCCCGGTGAGTTTTTTCTTGCCACCCGACGAAAGAATGGTCACTCCGGCTCCACCGACCGTGACTTGCCCAGCGCCCTCTTGCCAGAGGTCGATGCGGGTATTCAGGGGGAAATTCGCCACGGCATCAGTAGGAAGGGTCAGGGCGATGGCCCCGGCATTGTTCATGGCGACCAGCTTGCCCCGGTCGGCGAGGACCAGGGTATAGCTGGTCCCGGTCTGGGGGTTCTCGGGGACGATGCCCTTCTGGTCAACATCGAGGGCGGTGCGCCCTGCCACCGCGTCGGCCCAGTTGAGGATACCCCGCCCGAAGGCAGTCGTGGCGATGGTGGCGAAAGTGTCTGCCGCCGTCGAATAGATCATGCTCCCCACCCCGGTGACAAGGGCCGCGAGGGCGGTGAGGGTTCCATCAATCGGTTGCTTGTTGGACAGGGCGACATCGAGCCCGGTCACATCGGTTATCGCATGGGTATGCCCGACATCGGTCTTCCCAGCGAGGGCCGAGGACAACCCAGTCACTTCCGAGATCGGGTGGTTGTGCGCCGCCGGGGGGAAGGTCGAGGGCTTGCCGCTGATGGCGGCCCACGCGATGAGAACCCAGCCCGTGTCCTTGCGGCCATAGGTCTGCCCGTCGGTCGGGGCTTCCGATACCCCGGACGCGGTGTGGTAGAAGGTTATGACGAAGTCGTTGTTGTTGGTGGGGTTATTGCCGGTGATGGTGCTGCCGGGGTTCACCGTGACGGTGAACAGCGAGAACCCCGCGCCACTGTGATCGACCGCCCCGACGGTATAGCTGCCGTACCCCAACTGGCTCTGGTTGGCCAGGGTGATGACATCGCCGACCTGTACCCCCTCAAGGTTTGGCGACCTTCCATCGAGGTCCACGTTGGAGAACACGATCTCCGTCACGCTGAGAAAGACCACGTTGTTCATGCGGAAATTGCCGACCCCGGGGTCGGTCATCGAGACGTTGTTGGAATAGTTGTAGAGCCTTTCCGCCGTGGAGGTGCTGCTACCCCCACCGGTCGCGGTACCGACGATGAGCCCGGTGGCGTCATCATAGGTGAAGCTCATGTTGACATGCCCGGCGTGGACCAGCATGGACGCAACCAAGTCCTGGGCCTGTTCCGCCGCATCGGTGATCTCGCCCCAGACATGGGTGTGCGAGGCGGGCGGGAAGACCACCGGCTTGCTCTGGATTTCGGTCCAGTTGTGGACATGCGCGGCGGGTGGGAAAAGGGTCGGCTTGTTCTGGATTTCAGACCAGGTGTGGGCATGGTCGAGCTGCGAATAGAAAGCCGCGTAATCAACGATCTGGGCGACGACATTGCCGTCGCGGCCAAATACCGAGAACACCGTCCCCGACCCGGGAGGAGTGCCGGGGCTGAAAGCTATGTTCGTCGCAATCTGCTTGATTTGCACGGAAAGACGGTCGAGGGCCCGCTCGTGAGCCTCGGCGGGAAAGGGCCCATGCGCCTGATACTGGACAACTTGACCAAGGGGTACATTGCCGAGGATGTCGAGCTGCGCCGTGGACGGTGGCGCGACCGCCAAGGTTACTTGCCCAAAAGTGCCGTTGCCGCCGGTCACGGTGAAGTCCACCCCGTAGACAAGATTGACGAAGTCATCGGGGAACCCGGCGACATCGGGAAAGAGCTTGAGGTAAAGATCAGTCAGCGCGAAGAACTCGAAGGGGACCGCGAATACCGTGGTCACCCCGTTGCCGACGTAGCTGGCCGTCATGGAGGCGTTGGAGATGGTCATGGCCGGTTATCCCTTAGAGTGCATTGCTGACGTTTTCAATTGTATCACTTATTGGACCCTTGGGGTCATCCCTTATGTAAAAATGCTCGGCGAGTGGTTTTACCAGCGGGTACGTGTACCCCGGTATTAGGCGGGAGAGCTTGCGGCGCTTGCTCTCGGTGAACGGCTTACCCTCGGTGGCCAGGTTTCCGAAAGCTATCATCACGTCGGCTATGTCCTCGGCGAGCCCCGCCGCCGGGCCCGCCAGCGTTCCGAAGACATTCGCCTGGGTCTGCTTGCCGGTGCCGGTGAGGGTAGGGCCGCCCATTGCCTGCGCCGCCATGTGGGCCGGGTCGGGGATGAAGCGCCCGGACATCCGGTGCGCCATGTTGTATATCTGCGACGGCAGGGCCAGGAAGAGATTGCTCTCGACCGCCATTGCGTTCCACTGGGCGAAGGAATTGTCGTCGCGGGTGAGATCGTTGGGGTCTTCGCCCTTGGCCAAACGCTTGATATAAATTTCCATCATGTGGACGACATGCGAGGCCAGCAGCTCCGAGAGAAGCCAGAGCTTGGGCCCCTGCAACCCGGCGAGAGTGGCTTTGTGGAGGGCGGTGAACATGAAGGACTTGAACGCCAGCACCATACGCATGACCGGATGCCCCGCCGCGAGGGGTACGCTGCCGTGCCCCGGGGTAACGACCCGGCGGTTGGTTTCGCTGATGATCGCCTGCTGGAAGCGGCTCAACACATCATCGGCCCGGCGCTTCAGGCCGGTAAGCTGAAGCTCCCTGAGTTTCTGGAGGTCAGAGAGTTTCTTGGTGTGGGCTTCCTTGGCATCGGCGATATGTTTGACCCTTGCTTCCTCTTGCCTTTTGGCTGCCACGACATAGGTGTTGCGGAGTGTACCCTTTGCGGTAAAGGGGCTCGGCAGCTTGGGGTAGAGGGTATTCGCCTCGTCGGTTACTGTCTTGAGATCGAACTTCGCATCGTGGGCGGCTTTTGCATCAGCGATTTCCTTGAGCCGTGCTGCTTCCACTTTTTTGGCCGCCGCTTTACCATTCGCCGAATTGCCGCCCGGCAGCTTGGGCCAGTTGGCATCCGCCGCCGCCGTGACTTTCTTGAGATCGAACGTCGCGTCGTGGGCGGCTTTCGCGTCAGCGATATGCTTGAGCCTTGCGTCATCCTGTTTTTTGACCGCTGCGGTCTGGGCGGTAAAGAGCTTACGCGCTGCCGTCTTGTTGGTGGGTATCTTGGGGTAGAGGGCATCGGCCCGGGCGGTTGCTTTCTTGAGATCGAACTTCCCGAGTTTTTTAATATCGGCATCATGTAGGGTAGCCATCTTGCTGATGGCCGCCGTGCTTTCCGATGAGGCGTCCCAGTCCCATTTGTTGAAAGTCCATGACCCCCATTCGTCCTTCTTGATGATCCCGTCCTTGGTCAGCGATTTTATGAACGCCTGATCGTCCGCCGACAGGTTAAGCCGCGACATCCAGCGGATGTCGCCCTTGGACTTGGCCCCGCCACTGTTGATAATCCGCATCATGCGGGCCGACGACACCGTGGCGCTGACGGTTTTCCAGTAGTCCGTCCATACCGGAAGCCCCGTAAACCTGTAGAAACCCCTATTGAGCCACTGTGAGCCGCGATCCCACCTGTTCTCCCCGATGCGATATTCTATCGCGTCGCTGAAGGCGTGGGTCCGGCTGTGGTTGGCCCGTTCGATGCCGATGCCGATGCTACGCAGTTCGCTGACAAAGTCACCGCGCTCCATGTCCGTGCTGCGAAGGGGGATGTTCCTGAGGGCTTTCTTCATGGCCGGGAACCCGTCGCGGAAAGCCGCCCTCACGCCATAACCCAACGTCGCACGGACCCCATCGGTGGCGCTGGTGATAAGAACCCCGCCCATCGTGAAGATCGGCAGCATGTTGTTGCCGACCCGCATCCACATGCCGCGACCCGTCATGTTGAAATCCTGATGGTAAGTGCCGCGATGCTTCTGCACCAGGCCCTCGACGTTCCGAATTACCTTGTCACGCTGCTTGCTCAGTTTGAGGATGCGCTTGAGGTCGCCGTTCGCCGCGTCGATGAGGTCTTTGTACTCCTGCTGGATGGCGGTGATGTCGTTGCCGAGGTCAGGACGCCCTTGCTGGAACCCATTGGCGTCGGCCTTGTTCGGGGTAGAGATGCCCGCGAGTTCCACTTCCGCCCCATAGGCCCGCGAGTGCCGGTCCAGAATGATAAACGGGTTCCTTTCGATGTAATCCTCGAAGGCGATGCGCTTGCCAGTCTCGGGGTCGATTGTCTCGAAAAGATCGGAGATATTGTAGGTCCGGTCCTTGGCCGGGCCCTTGAGCATGGGGGCCGGGAGCTGGTCGCCCGGGACAGAGTAGTCGGTGACCTGGTTGTGCGCCAGGGTATCGTAGAGCGCATCAACCACTTCGTCGATGCCGCTGTCGCCCGGGGCGGGGTTCATCAGTTTCGGGTCATGCTTAAAGCTCTCGCGGATGAGAATTTTCATCAGGCGCGGCTCGCTCCTGATCTTGTCGGTTTTGTAGATGCGGGTCATCCAGTTGCCGCCGCCAGCCGCCCGCTTCGGGCCCCTGAAACCCTCGGGGTGCAGCCGGTTGGCGATGCCACGCTCCAGCGACCAGTCAGTGTACTTGAGCAGGGCCCGCGAGGCGTTGTTGAGGAACTCCTGATACGACCCCGGCGCGGCAGGGGCAGCCTTCTCGTCGAGACGGACGGCGTTCTTGGTGACGGCCTCCCCGAAAGCCTCCATGCTCCCTATGCCCTCTTTCCCCAAAGCCTTTTTGCCGAGGCGGTACTGGCGCTCGATCTCAAGAGCCGCCTCGCCGGATTTACCGGCCCAGATTTGCCGGGCGCTTTCGACGTTGCTGTTGACCGTCATCCCCGTGTCGTGGAGATTGTAGGCCATCCCGGTGTTGGTGAGCTTCAGGTTAAGGAGGTTCGCCGCCCGGCTCTCCACCGAGCCGAGGTAAAGCCCCGGGGTAAAGTTGACCGCCCGCAGCAGGGAGGTGGCCTGCCGGGCGCTGAACCCGGCGATCTTGAAATCGTCAGCCGTGAGTTCATCCACATCCTTGGCCCCGGCGGCCTGGAACTGCCGGACGGCCCGGGTCGCGTCGCCGATGGCCCCGTGCGTATTGGGGATTTGATCCTGAAGGTTCCCGATGACCTCCTTGGTGATGTGCTGCATCTGGGCGTGGGTCAGGTACTTCGCCGCCAGGCCGCCGATCCCGGCGGTGAGGACGGAACTCAGGGCAATGTTGGAGACATCGCCGAACACGGTGCTATCGGTGCGGTACTGGCGGTTCAGCGCGACGACCCCCGCCGCGTCAACCGCCCCGATGGCGGCACCCACAGCGGCGGTACGTCCTACTGAATAGCCTACCGCCGCCTTGGCGGCCATCAGGCCGCCCTTGCCAAGCCCTACCCATGCCGTCCCTGCCCCGGCGGTAAGGTAGGTCAGGGGGTCGCCCATGACCTCAATCGGAAAAAGCGTGAACTTCTGGAGCCATGAACTGTTGGCAAGTATTCTCTCGTTCTCCGCCTCGCGGTTGATCTCCGACTTGAGGATCGCCGCTTTTTCATGGTTGGCCATCAGGAGAAACTCATCCCGGTGCCGGGCATAGAGGGGGTTGGCGTCGATCTCCGGGTCCATGACACTGTCGTACCCCGTGTCTTTTGTCAGCGACCGATAATGGGCGTCCTGGGCGCTTTCAAAGAAGCTCCCGATTGCCGTGCCGGAGGCGGTCGCGGCGACGACTTCGCCCCAGCCGGAAGGGTCGAGGCTCTCTGCGGCGAATTCTTCCGGGGTGCCCCAGACCGACCCGGCGTTCAAGGGAAGTACATCCGATGCCGAGGCAGGCGGCATCTCTGAGGCCGGGACAAAGCCCGGAGGCATCTCTGCGGGTACGGGTGCAACCGGAACCGGGGTTATGGGGGCAACACTGGCTTCGTTCACCGGGACCACGGCAGGCCCTTGAACTGGAGGAGGCTCGGCAGCCTGAACCGGAGTAGTGACTGGCGAGGCCGGTGAGGCGGCAGGGGCCCTCACAGGCTCGATTTTCGGGGTAGACCCCGGCGTGGGTGGGGCTCCCGTCAAAACGGCGTCTATGGGCTTCTGTGGGGTTATGAGAGGGCTTGCCATTTACCGTCCCGCCCTTCCACCGCCGCGTGGGAACCCGCCACCGGTTTCTTCGGCCTTGACGACGCCCCGCGCCCTGGCTTGCGCCTCGTGGCGCATCTTGTCGATGTCCTTCTTGGCAGCTATCGCATCGGGGCGGAAACCGTCGGGGAGGTAATAGATTTCCCCGTCCTTCATCTCCAGGGCGATCTGGTAATAGGGAAGGGGTACGCCATTGTTGATGTCGTTGGGGTCGAGCTTCTCCGACTGGATGGTGGTTTTCCACTCTGTTGCTGATTTCTCGGTGTGCGGCCCGGCCACGAGGATGGGCATGACAGTCTCGTCGAAAAGCGCCCGGCTCGCCGGGTCCATGCGGGCCAGCGCCATGTCGGCGACCTTCTGGGCCTGATAAACCACCCAGTTGTGCCCCGGGGGTTCGGTGTCGCCCCCTGAGGCCCACTCGAAGAACCCCCGCGTATGCTGGAGGTCAGGGAGCGCCGGGGTAAACTTGTCGGGAGCCCAGGTCATCACCTGGGTCCTGCCGTCCTGCGTCTTACCGACCGGGCTGTGGATCGCGGCAAATTCCTCGTTGGCCACCTTGGCGGCGGCGTCGGCGTCGCCTTTCTTGCCGAGTTCCTTGAGATACATCTCGTTCCACATGCCCTGTGCCGCCATGTCGTTGGGGAACGCGAGTTTCTTGTAAGACAGGCCGCCGAGGCGGAACTCCCGGTGGTAGGTGGTGCCGTCCCCCACGCGCTTCACGGCATCCTTGTAGTTCTGGGTTTCCTTCATGGCCTGGATGGCCTGTTGCCGCTCCGGGTCTTTGGTCAGAAGATAGTCGTCGATGGCCCGCTGCGCGGGATCGGTGACGCCCCAACCCCGGTACTGCCGCGTGGCGGTCAGCATGTCGGTGGCTTCCTTGCTTTCCCCGTGGTTCCTGAGATCGCCGGGGGTGCCGTCGATCTGGCCCAGGATTGACAGCCTGCGGTGCAGCGCGGCGGTGTCCACGTTGCCATTCTTGTCGCGCTTGCCGGGGGAGAAATCGAGGGTAGCTATCGTCGCGTTGAGGTCGCCGATCACATCGTCGGGAACCCACCCGGTCATCTGGATGTAGTTCTGGGCGGTTTTCGTTCCGGCCCCGCCGTCGTAGTAGCTGGCCCCGCCCATCTCGATGTCGAAGGCGTCATTCGCGCCTTTCTTGATGTCGGGGTTCGACATATCCATCGCCCCGCCGGTCCCCAGGCGGTTTTGCAGGGCGGCGTTGAATTCCCGCCCGGCCTGGTTCTGGCTTTTGACCTTGTTGTAGAGTTCGGCGAGGGTGCCCTCGTCGGTGATGCCCCCAGCCCGCCCCATCTCTACCGCCATCTCGGGGTCGAATATCCCGCCCCGGGCGATGTGAAGCTCGATGGACCCTTTCGTGGCGGCTTCCTGCGTCGCCTGGGCCTGCCGCAAGGCGGCAGCGGCGGCGCTCTGGCCCTGTATCGCATCGGTGTAGAGAGCCTGCCGGGACGCGAGAGGCAGCGAAGCGTAGCGCGGATTGACCGAGGTGGTCGATGCCTGGGTCTGCAACACCCCGCCGGGGATATTGGCCATCCCGGTGAAAGCCTCCATTGCGAGGCGGCGTTCACGGTTCCACTGGCCGATGCCGCGTGAACCTCCGGGGATGGTCTTGTCGCCGTGGGCCTGTGGGTTGAGATTTGGACCACTTTCTTGCATCAGTGATCCCACGAACCCCGACGCCTGGACCGGGGTATACCCCACGCTCTCATAGTAGGAGCGGGCCTGCATGGCTCTTGGAGGAGCTTTTCCAGCCAGCACAAGGCGGGCATTTTCGATCCTCCCGGCACGGTTGGCGTACTTCGGGTTCGGGCGCTCATAGGAAAGCGCCGCATCAACGGCTCCCTCGATGCTGGTGGCCGCCTTGAGGCGGCGGCCCGCCTCGACCTCTACCCCGGTCAGCTCATGCTGGCTGAAAGCCAGTTGCTTGCCGAAGAAGGCATCTTCATTGGCCGGAACCTGAACCATCCCCGGTTTCTGGGGCAGTCCAAGGTCCGCCGCCATAGCTTCAGGGTTGTTGGCGTTGCGGATGGCGACCTCGTAGGCGCGGGCTTGGTTGGTGAGGTCTTGGATGGCGAGGTTCTTGTCCTCCGTGGTCAGGCGGTTCGCGCTGTTGATCGTGGCGATCTGTTCCTGAAGGTAGAGGTCATTGGCCGCGAGGCTCTCGGACATACGGTTGACCGTTTCCTCGGAGGTGGTCTTGATGAAGTTCTTGTCGTGGGTGACGCCCATGTTGTAGGCATCGGCCCGCATCTTGACCGAGAGGTCTTGGTTCCAGCCATTGGCCTTGAGCTGGAGTTCCGCCGCGAGGTCGTGGTGGCCCGCTTTTTCGAGGGTTGCGATCCGCGCGTTCACCGCTTCGGACTTGGCCTTCATGTCCTCGATGCCCGCTTCGTGCAGGCCCTTTCCGTCAGCCTCCGCCTGGGTCGCGGCGGTCGTCGGGGTATTCGCGGTCACGGTCTGGTAGTTGTGGAGAACCTGGTCGTTCTCGAACTTCAGGGCTGACTTCTCGGCTTCGAGCCTTTTGTCGCGGAGCGCATTGAGGTCTACCCCGAGCCCGGCAATCGACGAGCCTACCCCGCGCAGGGCTTCGCCTATGGCGACATAGCCTTGCTGGTTCATATTTGGTGAGCCGCCGGGGAGTTGCAGCCGGGTTTCGCGCTCTGGAAGCTGGATCGCCATGCTACCTCGGCCCTCCGAAAGTCAGGCGCGGGGCATTGACCTTGCCCCCGCCGGAAACATTATAGGCGGGCGCGACAACGGCGGGCGACATCTGGGCCTGGCCCACCTTGTTGGCGGCGAAAGCCCCACCAATAAGGGAAGTCCCGGAAATCCCGCCGATCATGCTGCCTACCCCGGAGATGACGCTGCTGACCGCCCCGAACATCCCGGCTTTCTTGGTGGCGGCGGCCTGGGCCCGGAGGTTCTGGGCTTCGGCCAGAGCCTTGAGCTGGTGTTCCTGACCCCGGGTGCGAGCCCCCTGAATGTCCATTCCGACTTCCTGGTTGGTGGCGAGCGCGACTTGCAGGGGCGTACCCCCGGCGGTGTCTACCCCGGCCCCGGCGTACTGGGCGGTCTGGGCCCCAAGGGCGATACTTGCTTCGCGCTTCTTGTTGGCGATCTCGTAGGAAGTCTCCATCTGGCTGACGGCGGCTTCGCGTTCTTTCCATTCGGCCTCGGATTTCATCCCGGCGGCCTGGGCATTGGCGGAGGCCATGCTGCCAATCGCGCCAACCACGCCGCCGATCAGTCCAAGCATCGGGCCGCACATGCTTCATCCTCCTTGTTTGCGAGCATTTCCGGGCTCGCTGTCAACTGCACTGGTAACTGAAAGAATGGTGCATGGGTGCGGAGTGTCAGAGATGAACTCCAACGCATCCGGTATCATCCATGAGCTATCAATAGGCACTTTCGACACGCCCGTAAAGAGTGGGGCCAGGGTGTTCATCGGGTCTTCGCCTTTCCGCAGGGTCAGGGGGTCGGACGGGAGCTGCGGCGAGGCCCGTACCCGCACCGCCCGGCTGTTGAGCAGGGCAACGAGGACACTGTCGGTGGTGGACAGGCGGCCATAGCTCGACCCGTCGGGGCCATTCACCGCGTAGTGCAGGAGCCGGATGTAGGCGAGCATGGGAATTCCGACCACGCACTCACTCACCGGTAGGGGGAGAATGATCTCGCCATTCCTGACGGTATAGGTGATCGCAATGTCACCAGTGATTGAAAGGGATGTCGGGGTACTGACCGGGGTAGGGCCGAGGGTACGGTTATAAACCTGGACCACCTCCCCCTCAAGATGATCGAGCCCGCTGATGGTCTTGGTCGCCGGGCCGGAGTATTTCAGGGCGCTGTCGAGGAACCACGCATCGGCGTCGGTGTCGTAGTTGAAGAAAGGCTGCATCCGCTCGATGTAATGCACCGGCACCCCGTCGATGACGCGCTCCATGACGAAGTACAGGGTGTCGGCCCCGTCCTCGGGGATGATCGCCAGGGACTTGACCTTCCCACCCTCGAACTCAAGAACGCTGTGGCCGACAACTTGCTGGGCGCTTTCATAGACAACACCGATGACCGTGCCGTTGTTGGAAACCATATAAGCGGTGTCCAGCGGCGACTGGCCGAAGGCGAGGTCGAATACCCCCGGCTTATAAAGATGATCGGCGAGAACCGCGATGTCATTGGCATCGTAGCCGTTGGCCTGTGACGAATACATCAGCTCGCGGACACAGGTGTTATGGTTCCCGATAAACAGGATAACCGCCCCGGCGCGGATGGGGAGGGTGTTCGGGGTAGAGCCGAAGCCGGTATGGACCCGCTGCCTGATGTTGGTCGGCGAGATCACGTTGCTTTCGGTGCCGCCGACCGAGACAATGCTGTCCGAGGTTCCGATCATCAGGAGGTCCTCGGCCTCCTCCAGCCAGTTGATCGCGTCGTGGCGCTCCCCCGCGATGGTGACGGTGATCGGCGCGTCGTCGGTCAGGGGATCGGGGATTTCAAATCTCTCGAAATCGTCGGACCAGGACATATAAACGGTGCGCGGCTTCGACTTGGTCCCGGCGAAACACAGCCGCGACTGGTACAAAGTAACCGACGAGGGATACCCCGACGCCTCGGAGAAGGCCCCGAGGGCCCAGGTCTGGCTGCCGTCGAGGACATAGGCCCAGAAGCCGTCCCATGTCCCAGACAAGGATACCGGGGAGTTTACCCCGGTGATGGTGAAGACCCGCCAGAAGCCATCGGTGCCCTGCCAGCGGATTTGCCGCCCGATGTCGTCGTCGGTGAACCCGGCATCGCCGTTGATGTTGGTAGTGTTGTCGAAGATCAGGGTGCCGGGGCGGTCCTTCAGGTAGAGCATGACCTCGGCGATATAGGTGCCCCACTTGCTGCCATTGTCTGAAGTGATGGTCAGGCGGTACTGCGAGCAGATGCGGTCACTGGTGAAATAGTATTCACGGACCTCGCCATTTTGCCAGTCGGTTTCAGCGATGCGCCGGTCGAGGACCACCCACCCCGTCGGGGTATTGCCCTCGAAGTACCAGCTACGCGGCACGGTAGTAGGGACATTGGTGGCTTCGAGCCCGGTGCGCTCCTTGTTGACAAGCGCCTGGACCGTGTACCCCGCGCAGGCCAGCGGGGTAGCCAGGGTAAAGACAAGTGGCAGGGTCGCCGGGGGGTTCTTGGTCGAGCGCCAGAAGGTCGCCTTGTTGCCGTCGAGGATTTCAGATGTCGGTTCGAGGTCGCCGGGGATCGGGGCCACGGTGATGGCTGGCTTGCCGATCCCGGTGGGGGTGCAGGCGTTTTCCTTGACGTTGACATCGAGCCACGGGCCGTTGTCGAGATGCAGCGGGGTCAGGGTCCAGTTGATCTCGCCGAACCGCGCCAGCTTGTGGATGGGGTAGTCGCGGTGAACAAGGTAGACCACATCGGCGGACTGGACATAGGAAATCCCGGCGAGGTCGGCCTCGGCATAGGGGCTGTCGATGGTGTAACGCACCGGGCCGGTGGCGATGAGGCCGCCGCCCCGTGCAAAGCCGAGCTTGAGGTGGCTGAACTCCAGAATGTACCCCTGGGTGGCGGAGAACACGAAAGGAATAAGCCGCGAGGCAAAGGTCGAGGCCGGGGCCTTCAGGGATTTCCCGCAATAGAGGGTCCCCGATCTCTTGGAGACGCCGCCGTGGACAAGGACATGGAAGTTCCGGCAGGCCGCCAGCCCCGCCGCATACTGGTCGGCATCGGCGCGGGCGTGCAGCTTCGGGGTGATCTCCCCCTTGTTGAAGATGGCCTGCTGGTAGTTGACTTGCGGCACCTAGTAGTACCCTCCCATCGTGTCGTAGTAGCGGGCGTCGTCGTAGGTGGTGGCGTATTGCGCGGCGTGGGTGCCTTCCGCCCCGTCTATGGAGGCTGCCATCAGGATGGCCTCCTTGTGCAGGGCGACGGCCAGCTCGACCATCGCCTGCTTGCCCGTGATGAAATGCGCCGAGCGGGCGGCGAGCTTGGTCGATACTGCATCGACGAACAGCGGCGGCCACAGGGCGGGGTTGGCGACAACCTTCAGGTAGCGGACAAAAAGAGGGCCGCCCGCGTTGGTGAGGATGAAATCACCTTCGACGACATGGGGTATGAGGCGGCCATTGAGTGTGCCGCCTTCCCGCAGAGGGAGAACCCGCAGGCAGTCGGTCGGCTTGCGGAAGCGATGCTCCCACTCGAAGTCGGGCTTCGCAGGGTCTTCGGCAATGCGGGCCCGGTCCATTGCGAATTTCCAGATGTGGGATACCATGACCATGTTGCGGGTGGCGACATAGTTGCGGGCCATCCACCGCGCCGGGGCGCGGTTCTCGTCGAGGCTGGTGATCGGGCTCTCTTTCAGGTGATCGAGGGCGAGATTACAGACCTCCAAATCGGTTGCGACAGTCGGCGTCATCGGTGGTCCCTCCTAGAAAGGGTTTCCGACCGTGGCGCAGGCCGCCGAGGCGGAAACCATGCTGTCCGCCGGAGCGGTCATGGTGATAAGGACAGCGGGGGAGCCATTTACCACGCCCACCGTGCTGTCCACCCCGGCGAGGACGGTTATCGCCGCACTAAGGGCTGCCGCGATCACCGACGGGGATGACCGTGCCGGGATCGGGATGGCCCCGGTCGCCAGTGTGGTGGGGACGGTGGCAAGGATGGTCTTGATGGTGACGGTGACAGTCGAGTTGACCCCCGGAGACGGCTCATTGATGACGATGGAGCCCTTGCCATTGGCACCGGGGGTAACGCCAGTAGCTACACCGGGGAATTTCGTGGTCGTCTGTCCGAGGACAAGTGACCGGCGAAGATGACGAAACCGCTGGGGGTAACGGTTTGAATACTTCAAAAGATTGCGTCCCATATGTCTTATCCTTATGTTTCATGGGGTTAGCGTAGTACCCCACCCCCAAAGGGGTGGGGTACAGGGTAGGCTTAGAGGTTGGTAATCAGGATGGCGATACCAACATTCTTGCGGGGCGCGTTACGGGTCCATGCCGTAGCGACCTCCATTTCGAGGTTGGTTGGGGACTGCCCCACCATTCCGGCTCCGGGGGCCGCGATGGCCCACGAATATCCATAGGGGTGGATGACGAATTCCCGGCGCGACCAGAGCTGCTCGACGCCGCCGCCGTTGCCCCCGGATGGGAAACGGTCAACTTCGACGGGATGCTTCGGCGTACCCTCGCCCCACGCAAAGGCGTCGCGGGCGACGAGGTAGGTGTGGGTGATGGTGCCATTCTGGAAGCAGTCATCATCGCGGATCACGTTGTACCCGAGGTAGCTCGGGAAGCGCACGCGCCCCTCGCTGTCGGGAATGAAGTCGATGAGGTTCAGCTTGGCAAGGCGGGCGTAGGTCTTGGAGTGCATGATGATCGCCGCGAGGCGTTCATCCGCGTCCCCCATCGTCGCGCCCGCGTCGATGACCAGTTCGGCGGAGATCGTCGAACCGGTGGCATCGACAACCATGTCGCCAGCGTTGGCGGCGATGTTGTCGGCGGTCAGGCCCTTCAGGGTAGAAACCACCAGCTTGTCGAACTGGTTGGCCCAGTAGGTGCCGACGCGCTGTGACACGACCTTCAGCGGGTCGTCGCCAGCCAGGGCTTCCGCGAGGTCCGAGGCTGACCAGCCCTGGTTGCGGTTCTGGCGGATGGCGACATCCTTGGTGGTTGTCAGCTTGAGGGGCGAGGCGTTCACGGTTTCGTCATCGGACGAGATGTTCTCCACCCCGGACAGGTCGGTCCAGTATGGGAGGTTGACAGTCCGGCCACCGCCAGCGAGGAAGCCGGTGATGACGGGGTTGGAGCCCATGATGCCAGCCTGGAAAATCCGGGCTTTCTCCATGGTCTCACGGATCATGTATTTCTGGAATACTTCTGGGACGATTACGTCGGAGATGCGGGTATTGGGCATTTGACTATACCTTCAGGTCAATCCGCCAGCCCGTACTCGCTTGGCTTCATGCCAGCGGCGCGTATCAGGATGGCTGCTTTGGCCGGATCGTTCCTTACGAGTTCGCCTTGCCGGGTCACGTTCTCAGTCTTCTCGGAGAAGGGGTTGTCCGCCGACATGCCGGGACCGGCATAGATGGCGTCTTCTCCGAACTGCGACGCACCGACACGAGACAGAGCAAAAGCCAGCTTCGCGTCAGTCACCATTCCAGTCACGGGGTCGATCAACCCCGCGCCCTTCAGGGTGGCCCCAAGCTCCAGGTGGCTTACCGCGCGTTTGGCGAGTTCCACGTTCCGCTTGTAGCCCTCCGTCTCGGGTGTCCCCCAGACCTTCGTCAGCTCGCCGTGCGCCGATGTGATCTTGCCGTTGGTCTGCTCACGATGGGCGGCGAGCTTCTCGGCGGTAGACTTCAAATAGGCGTCGTGCAGGCCAGCGGCCTGTTTGGGGGTCAAACCGTTCTGGTGTGACCAGGTCTTGAATTGCGTAGCGAAATCCGCATCATAGGGCATGTCAGCCGGGACACCCTCGGGTACGCCAAACTGGTAGGCGTCGGGGGTATCAGGCCGTCCAATGCCCTTGAAGAAGGCTTCCAGCTCTTCCGGTGAGGCATCAGCCGCCGGGGGCGTAAAAGGCTTCCTTGCACTGAATTCGGTCTGCAAGTCTTTGTAGGACTTCACGGCTGAATTTAAGTCTTTCCAGCCTTTTGCCTTCCAGGTTTCCCGGTTCTCGTCCGTAAGGTACGCCAGAAAATCTGCCTGTCCGTCCTGATCCGATCCGTTCAAATCAGTGCCGGATGCTCCAGCGGCGGTATCCCCGGGGGGCGCGGCTTTCGCGTTGTCTGCTAGTGCTGCTGCTGCGGCGGCGGCTGCTGCGGTATCCCCTGCGGGCGCATCAGTCTGGGCTTGCGGCGTCATAAATAAAAATCTCCCTGTTTAGATACTAAGTTCATAGGCGTCGGTCAAGGCTTCTGACCGGGTGGCGATTTCGAGGGCGGCCCGCTCATTGTCGGTGAGGTAGACCTTGGCGACGATTTCACCGAAAAGTGAACGCCTTCCTTCGTTGTAGGAACGCTCATCGGGGGTCATCCCCGGGCCCGTGACCCGGTAGTACCCCGAAGCATTGGCGAGATGGACGAAGACCATGTCACGTTGGGCGTTGGTCGGGTTCCCGAAGAACACTGAACGGTAGGCGTCGGCGAGGGCGAGCTGAACGTCCGCCCCACGCCGCCGCCCGGCGGGACGGTCAGCCCCGGGGCCGATCAGGCTCAATGGTGTGGGGCGCTTCATCAGTGGCCGTATTTACCTTCCTGGCCGCGCAGCTCGCGCTGGACCTTGGTGCGGTTGAACTCGGCAAGCCGCTGGCGGTAGGTGTAGAGGGCGGCCTTCTGGTCCCTCCCGCCGGGGTTCTTGACCTTGCCCTTGGCCTTTGTGCCGGGAGGATCGACGCGGTAACGCTTCGCCGGTTTCTTGGGTGGGCGCGGCTTCTCAGCAGAGGCAGCGGCGGCGGTGGACCTCGAAAGAGCCGATCCGCCCCGGCGAATGACTGCCGGAGCCGCCCCGCCGTGGCCAAAGGATGAGCTGTCGCGTTTCGCCGAGGTTTTGGGGATATGGTTTTCGGGTGGCCGGTAGTCCCGCTTATTCTTGGCCCTTTTCTCCTTGGTGTTCCACAGATCATCGGCACTCACCCTCTTCGTCGGTGCGGGCCCAGCCCGCCCGACGCGGCCACCCCGATTACCGGAGTTCGGCTGCACGGTGCGCTGGGGGGCGGGGGACGGGTCTACTGCCGGGGACCGTCTTGCCTTGGCCTTTGGCTTGGCGACGCGGCCACCCCGATTGCCGGAGTTCGGCTGCGCGGTGCGTCCGGGGCTCGACGGCGCGGCCTCCACCGGGGGGTTTACCTTCATAATGGTAGGGGCCCGGGTGTCCGGGGTAAGGGGACCGGCGGCGTTGGGAGAGAGGCCGGGCCAGGCTTCGTCGTCAGGGTTTGGTCTTTTGATGTCGGGCATGACTACTTCCTCTTCTTGCGTTGCGTGAAGTAGGCTTGCGGGGCGTTCTTCACTGGTTTCCGGGTTTCCTCCGCGACTGGGATTTTCGCGGCTTTTGCTGATTTCTTGGGTTTTTTCATAGAGTTACCTCACTGTACTGTTTGCGGCATACCGCCGAGTTGTGGCATCGCCCCGGCCAGCCCGGCCATGTTGCCGAGGGCCGCTACGCCCTCCGCCGCATCGGGGAGCTTGCCAGCGGTTTCGACGGCTTGCGCCGCTTGCTGGGCGGTCTGCTGGACCTGGGCCGCCTTGGCCCTTTCCTTGCGAAGCCCCTTGACATGCTCGGGCTTGCGTTGGGCCAAAGGTGGCGCTCCGAGAAGGTAGCGGGCCCGTGTGACCATCGCATCGGTGTCGAACTGGTCCAACACATCGGGGGCGAAATTCGCCAAAGCGCCAGCAAATTCAAGGGTTTGCTGCATACCAGTGACTTCTGGCATCTGCCGCGCCCGGTCAATTGGCGAAGTGAAGGTGACATCAAGGACGCGCCCCGCCATGCTCTCAGGGGGCGCGAAGATGGCATCGGCGGAGAAAGCCCCCTTGCGGGAGAGGATCGCCATTTCACGGTTGACGCAGCGCGACAACCCGATCTGGATGCGCGAGGCCGCCGGGCCGAGCAGCTCGCCCTTTTCCTGGTTGCGGATCATGGCTTCCGTCGCCGACATATTGGGTTTATTGGCTAACACATTGAAAAGATCGGAGAAAAGCGCCGCGCGTACCGCTTGCCGCCTGAGTTCCATCGTGGCTTCAAAGAGCCGTGGATCGCCGGGGGAAAGGAGGGGTACGACAAGGGGCTTGCCGGTGTTGGGATCGACCATCTTGGGGTTGATCGCCCCGGGGTTGAGGTTGACAGGCCGGTCCAGCTCGAAGGCGGTGCCCACTGGGGGGCGGATACCAAGTTGTGAGGCAAGAAGCGCGTCGCGCGACATCAACTGGAGGGTCTTCATTTCTGGGAGCGCGACCATCGCCGGGCTCTCGGAGTAACCGGTCGAGGTCGGGGTAGACCAGGTGTAGATCACGAAGGGGAACTCGAAGAAGCCGCCCTCGCTTATGAGGCTCCGGCTGTCATAGTCGAGATACAGGGAAGTGAATGGAAAGAAGGGGTTAGCGCCAGGGATTTGCTCGCTGGGAACCACCGCATGAAGGATTTGATAAGTGTTATCCATCGTCGCCGGGGTTTCGGCGGCAATCCTGATCTTGTCTGGGGTCTTCTTTCCGAACTTGGCAAGGCATTGCACGGCGGTCAGCCTGAACGACCGGATGCAAGTGTCGTATTCGCCATAGTCGCTGACCGCCAGGTAGGCTTCATTGAGGGGCACCGGGCAGTAGTGGAAAGGGACTTGGATTTCATTGGCATCGCGGGTGCCATAGGCCTCCTCGATGTAGTAAACCCCGGTGCCGAGGGCGAGGGTAGAGGAAAGAGCCCTTTGGTGTGAGAGAAGCCAGCCGGTGCGGGGGTTGTATCTCACCTTGAAAAGGTACTCGGTTACCTGATCCATCCAGGCTTCTTCATCGAGGGAAGGCGTGGGGGTATAGGGATCAGCGAAAGAAAGCTCATGCCATTGCTGGGCCTGCGGGGTAATGAGGCTTTCTACCCCGGCGGTGGCGCGGTCGAGAGCTATGACGCCCGTCGTGTCATAGATGCGTGGAGCCCGGCGGGCTGTCTCAGGTTGCCGCCAGACATCTTCAGTGCGCTGGCCGCCGTTGCCGTTGCCGGTCGATTGGCGTGGGCCACTGGGGTAACAGACCGCGTTGATCTGGTCCCAGACCCCCTCCCACCCCGCCCGGTTTGATGAGAGCGTCTCGAAACGGTCGAAGATGAATTTGGGGGATACGGGCATATCTGGTTACTGTAGCCTTACGCCAACTGAGGGACCGGACTTGAGGGCTTGCGTGACCACGTTCCTGCCCGCCTGGACATCGCCAAGGGGAGAAGTCAGGACCGTGCCGCTGGGGTTGGTGATCCCCGCTTTCTTTCGCCGAAGGGCGTCCTGCGAGGCCATCAAGCCTTCTTCGCGTGTCGATGGGGGAAGCGGGATCGGCGGAGGCTTTGGGATTTTTGGGCTACTGAAGCACATATATTCCTGCTCCCTCTTATAAGCGACTGAAATCATTGTGAAATTGCTGGACGACAGAGGCGCGGGCCGTTGCGGCCTCAAGGAGAGAACCGAAGCCCTTGCGGTACACCCGCCGCCCGTTGACGGTGATCTCCGCGATCCATTTTCTGTTGTAGAACGACACGCCTTTCACCCCGGAGCGGTTGCGGCTCTGGGCTTTGGTGTTCCGCATGTTCTCGCTATTGGTGGCGAGGCGCAGATTTGCCTCCCGGTTGTTCAGGCCGTCGCGGTCCTCGTGATCGACAAAAACCGAGGGCCATACCCCGTGAATGTAGAACCACGCAAGCCGCGCAGCGCGATACTTGCGGCCATCTATGGTTATGCAAAGGTAGTCAGTCTTGTCTTTTTGCTGCTTCAGCCACCCGGCGACCTTACCGGCGGCACAGCGATTGCTGAGAGTTATCAACCACATAAACTCCCCAGTCTCCGGGTCATACTGGAGAACCTCACGAAGTCTTTCGTATGTCAGCATGGTGGAGCGGCATCCCTGGTTTTTTCAGTCCATAGACCCAAACCCCGGTTATGTCGAGAGGGTTTTGGTGTCGGGGGGCTACTTGCGGGGTTTGGTAATTGACCAAAGGGTAAAATCTTCGCCCCCGGTGCCGTATTGGGAGAGGGGGCCATCCTTGGTGAAACCCAATTGAGGAAGCCACCGGTTGGCATAGTCGTGGTTGGAAAGTGACCGAACCTCAAGACGACGCGGGTTCTGGTCCATGATGAATTGCCGCCGTGCGGTAGTTTGTATGAACCTTGTGATCTTGGGGATCGCCTTCAGGGTGTGTTGGTGGTTGATGCCAAAACCCCAGGCGGAATAGAGCCCCGGATTATCAGAAGCCGACACCCCGAAGGCCATCAAGGGGATGGCATCAAAGGGAGGAACAAGGGGGGTGGGTTGATGCCGCGCCACCCACGAAAGGCCGGGAACCGCCGTCTCGAAACACCAGACCGCGATGGATTGTGGGGTAAGGTTGGGAGGAAGTTGACAGGTGAGTTCGTGGGCGTCGCGCTCCCTCATGTGGGCCCCGATATACGAGACATCGCGTAAGGTGGCTTTTACTATTGTTATCAAGAGCTTACTTGGGATGCCCAATTCGGCGGTTGGCGGTCTTGGAGAGGACTTTGGTGGTTTTTCCAAGTGAGCCGGACTTGCCTTGGGGGTTGGTGTGGTGAAGTTCTTTCCCATCGTGTTTCTTGACGCGGCCCTCTTTCTGGGCGTCGTAACGGTCCTTCATGCGTTGGCGATGACGCTCGGCTTGTGAGGGGGTCGCGTGTTGCTTGGCCTCCTTCTTGTAGTTTCGCTTCGACACCGGGACGTTGGTCATGGTTAGCTGTACTCCCACTGGTCAAGGGTTTCAAAAGGATCAATCATCGGGGCGATCTGGCCACGGTTATAGCCTTGGCGGTTATTGAGGCGCTCGATGTCGGTTAAAGGCAGGATTTGGGCGAAAGTCAAGGCGACCGCGTCGGCGATGTCGGGTGAAGGAAGACCCCTTGACTTGAGTTCATCCTTGCCCTCGATGGCCAATCTTCCTTTGTTATCAAAGAAATAGTTGAGGGTGGCGCAATCATCGGCGAAGGCTTCACGAAGCTGAAAGTTTTGATGGATGGCGGCCCTTTCTTCGAGCCACTCTTTCATCCTGACATAGCACTCGGCGCGGAGATTGGCATATTTGCGGTCGTCATTGGCACGGCGGCCCACGTTGACATCCTCGACGTTGGAGTAACCAAGATGCCGGAGCCGGTCCACCACCCCGCCACCTACCCCGACGCCATCGACGAAGATCATTCGGGGCTTGTAGAGGATGGCAAGGTTGGCGGTTTGCTGGGCGGTGTACATGAGGTCTTGCCCCTTCCACGCCTTGCCATCGACGAGGCGATCGCCTTGGCGGACCACCACGACAGTCCGGTCATCGCCGAAACGGGCGACATCGACGCCCAGGGTAGTGGGCTGGTTCGGATCACGGTTGACTTGCCGGTGGAGGGCCTCCTCAAGTGTGATGCCTGAAATAAGTTGGTCGTAACCCTCGACCTCGAAAGAACATTCCAGCTCGCGGGCGTATTCATTGGCACCCATCGTGCGCTTCATGTGTTCAAGCTCGGAGTGGGGCAGGATGTGGGTTTCGGAGGCGCGGAGGACTTTGGTGAACCAGTTCAGGGGGTCTTTGGTGCCTTTACGGTAAGCAGCGTAGAAAGCGTCCCTGCCCTTGGCCGTCCCGATGATGGTCAGCCAGCCAAGGCGATCCGCCAGGGCAGGGCGAATGACCTCGGTCATCGCGCGGGGGTCGCAGTCTGAATACTCGTCGATGACGCAGCCGTCGAGGTAGATGCCCCTCATCCGGTCATAGGCGGAACTGTCAAGGGAGTAAAGCCGGATCACCGCCCCATTGAAGAGGGTGACCGAGAGTTCCTGCTCGTTGACCCGTGTGTTGGGAAGTGGGTAGGTGAACCGCTTGAGGTAAATCCAGACCACATCCTTGATCTGGGCGTGAGTGGGTCCGCAAAAAGCATAGCGGGCGTCGGGCTTGGAAACCTTGAGGGCGCGATGGATGACATCCATCAGGGCGGCGACCGTCTTTCCCGCCCGGCGGTGGGCGACAATCGCGGCAAACCGCTGGGCCCGGCGGTGGAAATCATCGAAGTATTTGCGAGCTTTGTAGTCGAGGGTGATGACGCGGCCAGCGGAGGGGGTGCCTGGGTTGCCCCTCAGAGAGGCAAGGACGGGGTCGGCTTGGAAGGGTATGATACCCTCCGGGGTGGGGGCAAAAGGGCGTGAGCGGTCACTTGTGGGCATCTGGAGGGGGTTCCGTCACACGTTGGGGGCCCGCGAGGGGGTCTTCGTCGAGGTTTTGGACAAAAAGCCGGTCATTTGGGGTGAGGTCGAGCGTGGTTTCCGCCGAGGGAGGGCTTGGGAGGGCGTTTTGCGGGTGGGCTTCAGGAACTCCGGTGATTATCGTGATCTGGGCCGAGACGCCCACGGCGATTGGAGGCCCGGGGCGGTCCTGCCACGCCTGGGGGTCGGCATTTTTCAGGGCAAACATGGAGGCCGCCACCACAGGGGGGCTCCTTGAATGGAGAAGGCCCCTTTCGAGGTAGTGAAGCCTGCGGAGCTTGGCAATATCGAGATGCTCGACGAAGTGGGGGTTCGCCGCGAAGGCCGGGGCGAGGAGCGAGGGGTTAAGTTTGAGCGCACCACAGGCCGCATAGAGGGTAAGGCCGGTCGCCATGAGTTCGGAAAGCTCGTGAATGTGAGTTTCCGTGATGATTTCGGTCAGGGGGGCCAGGACGGGGCCGCCTTTTTGCTTTTTTAGCCTCTTTTGCTGGACGGGACGGCCCTCCGAGAACGCCTTGGCGTTCTCAAAAACGTCTTGCTTGCGCTGTCGTTGAGCGAATGATGCTGGCATGGAGGGTGGGATTAGCCCTTTTTGGGGGGTTTTGCAAGGATGGGTGTTTATTCCTAGTGGTTGGGGTGATTTTGGGGTGAGTAGGCGTCTTGCACCCCCGCGACCGGGGGGCCTTTCCGGGGGCCGGGGTACTCCGTACCCCGGTTTTTTACCCCGGCAGGCGCACCCTCGCACCCTCGCACCCTCGCACCCTCGCACCCTCGCACCCTCGCACCCTCGCACCCTCGCACCCTCGCACCCTCGCACCCTCGCACCCTCGCACCCTCGCACCCTTACCGCCGGGGCAGGCGGGGCAGGCGGGGCAGGCGGGGCAGGCGGGGCAGGCGGGGCAGGCGGGGCAGGGGCAAAAACCGGGGTTTTTGGGGTATAGCTGCGGCATTCTGCCATAAGCTAGAAGCCCCTGTAATACCCCGCCAAACCCCGATTTGGTTTTTGATAGCTAGGTATCAAAAACCAAATCGGGGTTGGAGGGTATACCCTAGCCTCAGAGAATTAGTCGCAAAACATATGTGATTGGATAAGTTACCGAAAAAACATGGTTTTTCAGGTTTAGCTATGCGTTTCACGCAGCGCCATTCTGACGCACCCGCCGGGGTAAATAGTCCAAGACTTTATCGGGGTTGACGTGCTAAAAGCAGGGTTGGTTTTGCCATTGGGGCGAGACTAGGAACAAAAGGATACTAGGTATGAATAGCTTTATTAGGATTATATCGACGCCCATTGGACAATTTGCGGGCAAGGATGATTTACGAAAAACCGTTCGGGCACATAAAAACTGGGTTCCTATTCGTGACACATCTGGGCGGGTTCTCAATCCTAGCGTCTCGCAATGTATTGATTTCATTGAGAAAAATGACTTCTCAAATCATCCCGTTGCAACCCCGCAACCCGCAACCCCTGAAACCGCAACCCCTGAAACGGAAACCCCAATGACCCTGATAGATGATACCGAACTAACAACCCCGGAAGCGGGCGAGACGCCAAAAACCTTGCGGGATATAGCCGAGGATTGCCTTGCGGATATCTCGCCATTTTTGGCAAACGATAAAACTAGCGCCATTGTGGACAAGGTTCTCGATGCAATCCAAAATGCTCAGATAGACGCCCACAATTCGGCCCTTGCCAGTGTCGCGGCAACCCCGGCGGGCGGCAATGCGCCCGCCTTGCGGCAACCCCGGGCGGTTCAAACCTCAAATGTTGCAAAGGTTTTTGGCGTCAAGGGCAATCGGGCAAAAGAGGTTAATTGCACTATTTTCGATTATCCTTTTGCGCCAAAAATTGACAAGTTTTACGAATTCCCGGCGGATTTGACGCCCGAAATAGTGGCGGCAATCGAGCGGGGCAATCAAGGGGTTTGGATTGGCGGCGCGCCCTCAACCTCTAAGAGTTCACTATTGACGCAAATTGCCGCCCAAACCCGCCGCCCTCTATTTGTGATCGAGGGCAGCGCGGCGTTGGACATGGCCGAAATTTTCGGCGGGATTGGATTAAAGGACGGGCAAACCTTGTTTAAAGAGGGACTGTTTACCAAGGCAATTCAAGTCCCTTACGCCATTATTGTTTTGGACGAATGCCACAAAATCCCGCAAGCAAGCGCAAGCGCATTGCAAACCAGCATGGCCTCAAAAGAGGTTCACATTGCCGCAACCGGGCAAGTTATTCAATTTGCAAAGGGCGTAACTATTCATGCAACCGCGAATGATATGGGATTTTCAGACGAAACCGGGAACCATTTTGGCAATGAGATGGATACCGCATTCATAGACCGCTTCGACATGATTTTGGCGTCAAGCTATATGCCAAAAGAGGCAGAGGCGCGGGCATTGGCCGGGCATTTGGGCGTCTCGCCCGATAAGGTTGCGCCTTTTGTGGATTTGGCAAACCTTTCCCGCAAGGCAATGATTGACGGAAAAACCCATCAAGCAATCACCTTCCGATCATTGCGGGCATGGGTTCAGGCCCTTCTTAATGGAACGCCCGAACGCATGGCGTTTGAGGTTTGCATTGCTAACAAAATGAAGCCCGCCTATTCCGAAACCCAAAGGCAACTATACAAGGCGGATTTTGCGGGCAAGGCCGCCGGGGCGGTTGCCGCCTTGCGGGGTATCTCAACCCCTGCCCTTGCCCAAAACCCCGCCTCTGCCCGTCCTAGCGCCGCCGGGGCACGTTTCCCGAATGACGTTGAAACCTTAATCTAAGCAAATCAGAT